ATGATGGGCACGGACAAAGTAGCCCCCGGAGAAGAGGTTTATTGCCGCCATTGCGGTGAACCTATCCCGCCGGCGCGATTAAAGGCAATGCCGCAAGCGGTATTATGTGTGGATTGCCAAAATGAAGCAGAGCAGAAACAGAAGGGCTAAAAAAAGTGACATTTGATATAGCTGTTATCGGCGCGTGGGTTGCCTTTATTCTGTCTGTCATATCCCTCGCCGGGCTGATTAAAAGCCATTTTACCGGCGGCACAAAAGAGAATACCGAGGCAATCAAAGAGCTTGATAGCAAGCACGACAAGCTGGATAAACGAGTGCAGAAAGTAGAGACCGAACTGAAACATTTGCCTAATAAAGACGATTTTACCAAGCTGGCTGTCTCTTTCGCCGAAATGAAGGGGGATATTAAAGTTATGTCCCACGCAGCAAAATCAACCGAGCGTTCTACCCGGCGTATGGAAGATTTTTTGTTGGGGGGCGTAAAGGGGAAGGAAAAGAAATAATGAATTATGATGATTTCCTGGCCACTGATGCCCGCCTTATTATTTTAAAAGAACTTGCCCAGCAGCCGGGGCACAGCGCTAACCAGACCATATTGCTAAAAGTTTTGGATACTTTCGGACATCGCCGGTCGCGTGAATGGGTGCGTCAGCAAATGCGCTATCTGGCAGATATGAACGCCGTGCAGATGACAGAAGCCGGAACAGTGCTGATTGCTCGCTTGAAACAGGCCGGCCGCGATCACTTGGAGCATCGCATAAAGCTGGAAGGCGTTGACGCGCCGTCAGAGGGGTGAATGATGGCCAAAAAAACAGATAAAGGCAGAGGCAGGCTGTCGGCGATAGACTTGTTACCGCCCGAATGCGATGCCCTTATCGCCAAAGCCGCCCAGTTGCTGGCGGCGCGAGAGCATACTCAAGCCGAAATTTTTGCAAGATTTGAAGCCGATTGCCGGGTAGTGCAAAAAGAAATGGGGCGGATTTTTGCTATCCCCAGTCGCTCTGCCTTTAACCGCTATTCAATCCGGCTTGCTGCCATGTCTCGCAGGCTGTCGCAAACGCGCGAAATCGCCGCTTCACTGGCCGATCGCTTTGACGCTGGGGCCAGTGATGATCTGACACTGATAGCCGCTGAAGCTATCAAGACGCTGATTTTTGAGACCCTTTCGGGCAATGAACGGCTGGAACCCAAAGAAGCACAAGCGCTGGGCAATGCGCTAAAATCCGCCCTTGCCGCCCAGCATATCAGCACGGCGCGCCGGCAGAAGCTGGAAGCCGAATTTGCCAAAGATGCCGGGCAAGCAGTTGAGCAAGCAGCGAAAGAGGCCGGGCTGTCGGGCGATATGGCCGCCGCTATCCGCAATCAGGTTCTGGGCGTGAGGAACAAGCCGGAGCCGCGCAATGGAAAATGAGCAAGCGGCTAAGCTGGTCACTGCACCGGCGGAACTGACATTTGGCGGCGCAGTTCCAGATGGCCTGGATCCGTTGGCTGAAGGCGTGTTAATGGCGCATCAGGCCGACTGGATTGCGGATAAAAGCGATTTGAAACTTGCCGAAAAAGGCCGGCGAACAGGAATCACCTTTGCTGAGGCGCTCGACGACACAGTGACAGCCGCCACCAGCCGTTCAGCCGGCGGCGATAATGTGTTTTATATAGGTGATACCAAAGACAAAGGGCGGGAATTTATCGGTTATGTCGCCAAATTCGCCCGCGCCATTTCGGCCGAAACCAGCCCGGTTGAGGAATATTTGTTTGAAGACCAAAAGCCGGACGGAACCACCAAGTATATATCATCTTACAGAATTCGCTTTGCCAGCGGCTTTCGGGTAGAGGCATTATCCAGCCGGCCTGACAATATACGCGGTCTGCAGGGCATTGTGGTGATTGATGAAGCGGCTTTCCATCAGGACGTGCGCGGGGTTTTAGACGCGGTCAATGCTTTGCTGATCTGGGGCGGAAAAATTCGCGTTATCAGCACGCATAACGGAGTTTTGAACCCGTTTAACGAGCTGATTTTGGAAGCGCGCGCCGGCAAAGTGCCGTTTAAAATCCACCGCTATCCGTTTGAACTGGCAGTCAAGAACGGCCTTTTTCGCCGCGTTTGCCAGATAAAAGGTGAGCAATGGACAGCGGAAGGTGAACAGGCATGGGAAGAGCGTATCCGCGCCTCTTATGGTGTGCGCACCTCTGCCATGCGGCAAGAGCTTGATGCAATACCGGCTGATCAAGAGGGCGCCGCCTTGAGCCGGGTGCAGATTGAGGCGGTAATGCGCCCCGGCATTCCGGTTTTGCGTTTCGCGGCCAAAGATGAATTCAAAAACCAATCAGAGGCAAGCCGCACCAAAGATGCAAAGGATTGGTGTGATTGGCGGCTGGCCCCTATATTGGCTAAGGCTGACCGCCGCTTGCCTCATGTTTTTGGCGTAGATTTTGCGCGCAGCGGCGATGCCACAGCAATTATCGTGATGGAAATCAGCCGCGCGCTTGTGCGCCGCACTGTGCTGGCGGTGGAATTGCGCAATATGCCGTTTGACCAGCAGCGCGAAATCCTCTTCTACATTGTTGACCGCTTACCCAAGCGGCAAGGCGGCGCCTTGGACGCACGCGGCAATGGTGCTTATTTGGCAGAAAAAGCTGCCCAGCGTTATGGCGCATCGGTGCAAGAAGTGCAGCTATCGCAGAGCTGGTATCTGACCAATATGCCCGCTTATTTAGAAGCTTTCGGTGATGGATCGCTTATTTTACCTAAAGATGCCGATATATTGGCCGACCATCAAGCGCTTGCTTATGTCAACGGCTATGTAAAAGTGCCCGATGATCATCGCTTTAAAGGTTCTGACGGTTTTACCCGGCATGGCGATACGGCAATAGCTGCCTCTCTTTGCTATTTTGCCAGTCGGCAAGATGCAGAAATTTACGCCTACACACCGGCCACGACTGACAATGCCGGCGGCACTATGTTTGAAGAGCCGGCCGGCGGCGGCCTGATACCTGATTTGCGTGGAGGAATATTCTAATGCCCGGTTTAATCGACACAAAAGGCCGCCCGCTTATCTCCAAAAAACTGCAACAAGAGCTAGCCGCGCCGACTATTGATGGGGTGCGGACAATCTGGGCCGATACAGTGCTCAACGGCCTCACTCCCTTTGCTTTGGCCGATATATTGCGACAAGCCGCGCAAGGTTATCCTGACCGATTTTTCGCGCTGGCGGAAGAAATGGAAGAGCGGGACTTACATTATCGCGCCGTTTTATCCACCCGCAAAAACGCATTAACTGGCCTTGATCCTTACATTAAAGCAGCAGGCGATGATAAAGAACAGCAGAAACAGGCAGAGGCTTTAACGGAAGTGATCAGTCAGGCGGTATTTGCCGATAATTGCGTATCTGACACATTGGACGCGCTGGCAAAAGGTTATGCTGTCATAGAAACCATTTGGGAGAAAACAGCCAAAGAATGGTGGCCGGTGGATTGGAAATGGCGCAATCAGCGGTTTTTTCAGATAGCGCGTGATGACGGCGAGACTTTACGGCTGAAAAGCGAGACTAATCGCGCCGGGGAAGAGCTCGAACCTTACAAATTTATTGTCCATAAGCCGCGACTGAAAAGCGGCCTGCCTATTCGCGGCGGCCTTGCCCGTCTGGCTGCATGGGGATTTATATTCAAAACCTACACAATTAAAGACTGGATGGCGTTCCTCGAAGTCTTCGGCATGCCCTTCCGTGTGGGCCGTTATGGCGCAAGCGCTAATGATGACGAAAAGAGGGTGTTGATTACCGCACTGCGCAATCTTTCAACCGATGCCGCCGCTATTATCCCTAAGGAAATGGAAATTGAGTTTGTCGAAGTCAAAGGCGGCTCCGGTAATGCGGTATTCCAGAGCATGGCGGAATATCTGGACAAGCAGATAAGCAAGGCAGTGCTTGGCCAGACAATGACCACTGATGATGGCGCCAGCCTTAGCCAAGCACGCGTTCATGAAAATGTGCGGCACGATATTGCCCGTTCTGACGCCCGCCAGTTGGAAGCTACACTTAACCGCGATCTGGTGCGGCCATTTATTGACGCCAATTTCGGCCCGCAGGATACTTACCCCGAAATTGTCTTCCCGATTGTCGAGGAGCGAGATTTGTCTGCTCTATGCGACAGTCTGCAAAAACTGGTGCCGCTTGGCCTGCGCGTTTCGGAAAAGGAAATTCGTGAGGAACTCGGCCTTAGTGAGCCGCAGAAAGATGAAGCAATTCTAACGCCGCCGGCGGCCGCTGCGCCGGCACAGAAACAAACAGGCGCAACCGCACGGCAAATAGACACTGGCTGCGGCTGTGGGCAGCACCGCGCATCTGCCTCAATCAATAATGATAGCAACCCGATAGCGCCTCTGGAAGAGTTGGCCTTCACCGCAGCAGAAGACTATGAAGAGGTTTTAGCGCCCATTTTAGCGCCTCTCGAAGAAGCTTTGAGAGCTTGCGGCTCTTACGAAGAAGCCAATGCGGTGTTGAATAATGCCATAACCAAAATGAATATTTTGCCGCTGGCTGACAAGCTGGCAGCGTTGCAAATGTTGGCGCGCGGTTTTGGCGGCAAAGGCCAAAATAATGGCAAGTGATAAAAAAGAAAAGCCGGATTGGGACGAAATATTTAAGCTCGCACCGGCGGAAATGCGCGGTTATTTTGACCGCAAAAGCATAAAACCAAGTTTTGATTATCGTGATTTTGCGGCCGAAGAACACGCTTTTTCGCTCACAGTAGCGAAATCTACTGGCTATGATATTTTGGAAGATTTACAAGAATCGTTAAAAAAGGCAAATGCCGAGCGTATCCCTTATTCTGAATGGGCGGCGCAAATCACTCCAATTTTGCAGGCTAAAGGCTGGTGGGGGAAAAAGCGCATGGTTGACCCCAAAACCGGCGAGGAAAAGCTGGTGCAGCTTGGCAGCCCGCGCCGGCTGCGCACTATCTATTGGGCCAATACTATGACGGCCTATGCCGCTGGGGAATGGGCGCGGACGCAGCGTAATAAGGATTTTCTGCCTTTTCTGATTTATGAACCAAGCAAGGCAGTGCACCCACGCATTAGCCATGAGCGGTTCTATGGCTTTATTGCCCGGGTTGATGACCCTGTTTGGCGCTGGCTTTACCCACCCAATGCTTGGCTATGCCAATGCTGGGTGCGACAGATAAGCGAATGGGAAGCCAAAAAGAAAGGCTATGACCCAAAAAGTGAAATGCCGGAATGGGCGCGGCCGGTCAAGAATAAGCGCACGGGTGAGATCGAGTGGGTGCCGGAAGGGATAGACCCGTCATGGAAAAACAATCCCGGCATGTTCCGCGCCGAAAATGTTTCGGATTTTTTATCTGACAAAATTGAAAACATGCCGGAAGAACGGCGGAAAGTGGCCATAGAGGATATTGTCAACACACCTTTGCTACCGGCCATGCTGGACATTAAGCCGCCGGATAAATATGCAATCCCCATTGCGCCGGTGCCGAAAGGTGTGCGCAAGGAATTTGACGAGCCGAAACCACCAAGGCCGGCGGCGTTGCCGGCCAAGCCTGCTGCGCCGGCGCCGGCCGATAGGCCTGTCGCGCCACCTGCGATAGAGCCGGCGCCGCCAGTCGCTGCCCCGAAACCTGATGGCTTTAAGGTAGAAGAAATTCTGGCGCCGCAAAAACAGAGTGGCGTAGTCAAACTGTCCAATGACAGTTTGCAGCATATAATTAAGGAGCACGAAGAACGCGGTTTGGGAATTGATGATTTGCGCAAGGCTATAACCGTCATCGCTGCTCCCGTGGGGGTGGTGAAACGGAAAGAAAAAGAAGGTAAGGAAAGCAATACAGCTATTTTTGTCGGGCAAGCAGGTGATGTATGGTGGCGTGTCGCTGTAAAATATGTCGCAACGGCCAAAGAATGGTGGCTAACCAGCTTCCATCGTAAGAGCGAAAAGGCTGCTAAAAATTTCTTAGAGGCGGCAGAGAGAAAAGGGGAGAAAATTAAATAGGGCGCAGGCGGGCGTCAAACCGCCGATGGACAAAGCCATGTAGAACTTGACTTGCGCCCTATTTGTTGCGGTAACGGAGAGATGTCACCCTCTCATAAGCGCACTAAAAGCACCTTATAGAAACCTGCTCGCTCCCGATGTGGTTATAATATAATGCCATGCGTTTTCGTGCAAGCAAAAAAACAGATTGCGCTACGCCGCGGGCACGGGTAAAAATAAAAGCCACAGGGCGCGCGAGCGCAAATAAATTGGCCAATCATCAAGAGCCGTGCAAAAACTGATAGGCGGCCTTTGAACGGCCTTTGAATTTGATTTTATAAATAAAGCCTCGCCCCTCTTTTTATCTCTCTTTACATCATCAAAAAATCCTTGCGCCTGACAGTGTCAAGCTGACAGGTTTTTTGTTTTTGCACGATAGTGTCGGAAACAAGGATTTTTTGCCACATGACCGAAAATCTAGCCACGTGTTGCTTTATGCAGCCTTTACCTGCTCCGGCCGAAGCCGGCACTGCGCCGAAATGGGTGCAGATTTTCCCCAAAGGGCCGCATATCAAAGCACGCGATGGCCGGGAATGGGAGTTAGACGCCAATGCGGTGATTGCCGCTTTTACTGCCAATCAAGGGCCATTGGCTGTTGATTACGAGCATGCGCAGGATATTTTGCCCGAAATCGGCGAAAAGGCGCCGGCCTCTGGTTGGATAGAGGAATTGCAGACACGCGATGACGGCCTTTATGCCCGCATTGAATGGACGGCAGAAGCGGCGCGAGCAATCGCTGCGCGGGAATATCGCTATATATCGCCGTCTTTTTCACACCTGAAAAACGGCTACATCACAAAATTGATAGGTGCCGGCCTGGTCAATCGGCCGGCTTTTATCATGCATGCGTTAGCGCGCCGACAGCAACAGCAAAAACAGAAACAGGAGCACGAAATGAGTTTGCAAGCTATTGCCGCCAGTCTCGGACTGAAAGAAGACGCCATTGAGAAAGATATTATCGCCGCTATTGCCGGGCAAAAATCTGACCGGGAAAAGGAAAGGCAGGCGCTGTGCAGTGCGATGGCTGTCAAAAGCGATAGTGATATGCCGACGATTATCAAGGCAGTAGAGGCACAAAAACTGGCAGCGGCGGAAGCCGTGGCAAAAAGCAAGCAAAGCGAGGGCGAGCAAACGGCTTTGGCAGCCTTGCAGACGCAATTTGCTGAAGGTCAAAAAGAGCTGGCTGAATTGCGCGGCCAGATGCGCGATAAAGATGTGGACAGCTTTCTGGACGGGGCGATTGCTGCCGGTAAAATGACGCCGGCAGCGCGGGCCGAGTATAAGGCGCTTTGCAACACGCAAGAGGGCTTTGACGGCTGCAAGAAGCTGGTGGAAAAATTGCCGGCACTGGCGAAAGCCAGCAATCTGGACGGCAAACAGGCCGGTACAGCGGAAGCCGGCGATACGGCTGATCCGCAAAAAGTAGCGCATTGCGCTGTTGCTTATCAAAATGAGCAAGCGGCCAAAGGCATCGCCATCAGCACCATTGACGCGGTAGATTTTATTATGGCCAACCCTGACCGGTTGAAATAGACGGTCAGGATTCGTAGCAGAATTGCCCTATTAACCCCTCCAGAGCAGAGATTTTGACAATGACAACACCTATTTTGACGAAAGCTTTTCGTGCCGGCGAGAAAATTTCCGGATTTTTGATTGTTAAGGCCAATGAAGACGGCACAGTTGGTTTGGCCAAGGCAAAAACGGACAAGATTCTGGGCGCAGCCAATGCTGTCGGCGCCGAAAGCGGCGATATGCTTGATATTGATCAGGCCGGCTGGTCGGAAGTGCGCTGCGGCGCCAATGTCGCTTTTGGCGATTTGCTGACCAGTGATGCCAATTCCTGCGCTGTCGTGGCCGCCGCCGGTGATCGTATTTTAGGCGTGGCGATTAAAGACGGCGCTGCCGGCGATGTTATTCCCTTCCGGGTAATGTGAAGCGCCGCAACCTGAAATCTCTCATTCTTCAAACAGTAAAACAGGATTATCACAATGAACAGACCTTTTCCCGTTGATCCCACTTTAACTGCAATCGCGATCGCTTATCGTAATCCAGCCGAAACACTTATTGGCGAGCGGATTTTGCCGACTGTGCAGGTTTTAAGCGAGAGCTTCAAATATTCAGAGTATCCGATTGAAGAAGGTTTTACTGTGCCAGATTTGGAAGTCGGGCGGAAAAGCCGGCCTAATATTGTTGAATTCTCTTCGGTGGAAAAAACGGCCAAAACCTCCGATTATGGTCTGGACGATGCTATCCCTAACAGCGACATCAAAGAGGCGGAAACGGCACGGGCACAGCGGCGGAGCACAGTTGACCCGGAAAAAATGGCCGTTGAAGGCCTGGCTAATCTTATCCAGTTGGGCCGCGAAATCCGCGTAGCAGCAGTCGTACAAGATAAGAAAAACTATACATCTGACCGCGTTATTACCCTTTCCGGCAATGATAAATTCTCTGATTATGCCAATTCTGACCCTTACGGGGTATTAGATGACGCAATGGAAAAAACGCTGGTTTACCGCCCTAATACGATTGTGATGGGGCGGGCTGTTTGGTCAAAGTTGAAGCGGCACCCGCGGCTGATTAAAGCAGTCAAAGGCGGTATTACCGATGGTGCAGACGGCTTTATCACCCGCGCGCAATTTGCCGATTTGATGGAAATCAACCCGGAAGGCCTGCAAATCGGCTCCGGGCTGGTAAATACCGCCCGGAAGGGCCAAAAAGCCAAGCTTGAGCGTGTCTGGGGCAATAATATCGCCCTGCTTTACATTGATCCGACAAAGCGGCAAGCTAATGACGCGGTTATCAGTTGGGGATTTACCGCCCAGCTCGGCACAAGGATTTCCGGCTCAATAGAGGATAAAGATATTGGGTTGGAAGGCGGCAAAAGGGTGCGTGTCGGCGAGCGCTGTAAGGAGCTGGCAGTAGCTAAAGATGTTGGCGTATTGTTACCCGAGGTGATTTAATGGCACGAAAACGCAATAAAGCCCCGGCAACTGATCCGATCAGCAATAATGAAATTCTGGAGACCGAACAGGTTGATGATAATGAAGCCCCGCCGGCTGAACCGGTCGGTGATTGGGCAATGCCACAAACAATAGAGGCAGTAAAAACCGGCAATCCGGCCTATGTCGCAAAAAACACAATACGCTTTGGGGGGCGCTATTATGAGCCGGGAGCAGCATTACCGGCTGAATTGAGCGATAATGCAGATTTGCTGCAGGCGCTTTTGGCGCAAGATGCTGTAGCGCCTGTTCCGCCACAAGAATAGTCGAACCCCCATTTGCGGCTTTCTCCCCTCGCAAATGGGGAATTTAAAAGGATATGGCAATGGCCTATGCAGCCAAGGAAACAATGGAAAAAATCTGGGGCAAACAGTTTATTGCTGATTTGCTTGCCGATGATGTAGAGGCAGCAGAATCCGTTGCCGATGCGCTTGAGCAGGCCAGTGGCGAAATGGATTTGCACCTCTCTGCCCGCTTTAAATGCCCGATTGAAGGCGCGCCGCTCGCCTTGCAAATGCTCTGCGCTAATATTGCCGTTTACATTTTGGCCAACCGGCATACCGCCCTTACTACCACGATTGAAGACCGCTATAAACAGGCAGTCAAAATGTTGGAACGCATTGCCGAAGGCAAAGCAGGCCTTGGCGCCGATACTCCCGGCATAGATATTGGTGGGGAAATAAGCAGTTCCGGGGCCGCCTTTTCCGCCGGGCCGCGACTGATGGGGCGCTGGCTGCCGTGAGTTTTGCTATTTCCTTTTATATAGAGAAAGATAGTCTGGTGGCCAGTCTTATGGCGCTTGACGGTTTTATCAATGCCCCAAAAATTGAGCTGACCGAAGGCTTGGGCCGATTGATACAGGGGCAGACGCGGCGGCGCCTGGTAGACGAAAAAACCGCCCCAAACGGCGAAGAGTGGAAACCGAACAAGGCGGGCACATCTATTTTATATGCCTCGGGCGCGCTTATGCGCAGCATTGATTATGCCGCCACCTCTGATTATGTGGCGGTGGGTAGCGGTTTGAATTATGCCAGAATTCACCAATTTGGCGGCAAAATTGAACCGAAAAATGCCAAATCTCTGCGCTTTATAGGCGTTGGTGGCGGCGCGGTATTCGCCAAAATGGTGCAAATGCCGGCACGGCCTTACATCGGCCTGTCAGCCGATAATGCAGAAGAAATAGTGCACACGGCGGAAGCCTGGCTGGCAAGATTTGCCGATCCGCTGCCAAGAGCAGAGCCAGTGGGTAATTGGGGCAGCCAATCCGTGCCGGCGGCCGAACCGGTGGGGAATTGGTGAGAGAGATGCAGGATTTTGCACAAACACGCCTGAATAAGCTGCGCGAAGCTGTCAAAGGAGCGATAAAAGAGGCGTTGCCGCAACTGCAATCGGTTGATAGCCAGTTTGGCAAATTGGGGCTGGACGAAATGAAAATGCTGATGGTCAGGCCGCCGGCAGTGCGCGTGGCTATTTTAGCCGCCAATTTCACCCATGAACTGGACGCACGCCTTGAGGCAGATGTCAATATCGGCGCGTTTATTGTGACAGAAGGCAAAGGCAGGGACGAATTAGCATGGGGTATCACCGAAGCTGTCTGTTGCCTTTGTCGCAGCAATCAATTATGGGGATTGATACAGCTTTCCGCACCGCGCTCTATCCGTTCTTCCCCATTATTATCCGCGGTTGACGGCCAGAAAGGTTTCAGCATTAGCGGGGTTGAGTGGAGTCAGAAGCTCTGGGGCTTCGGCGAGAGCCTGTTTAATGAGACCGGGCAAGCCATTTTTCATATTGAGAAACAAACTGAAACTGATGAGTCGGTAAAATGAGTGCTTATGTAACCGGTTTTTTCCTGTCAATCACCAAAAGGCTGGACGAAGCGGAAGCACGCTTGGCTAATATGCAGATAATCGGCAAAGTCGCCGAGGTCAATAAAGATAAAATCCGGGTAGAACTGGGACAGGACAAAGACGGCAAGCCGGTTTTATCGCCTTGGGTGCAGGCTCAAGCCCCGGCCGGCGCCGTTGCCGCCAATATCCCCTTCAAAGTCGGTGATCCCGTCCGCCTGCTGTCGCCAAATGGTGAAATCGGCTCTTCATCGCTGGCGGTGCGCGACAGTCATAGCTCGGCGGCGCCTAATCCGGCACTGGCGCCGGAAGATTTAGTCGTGGCCTATGAAGGCTGCACTGTCACCCTGAACAAAGAGCAGATAGTTGTCAAAAAAGGCGAGAACAGTAGCATTGTTCTGCAAAATGACAAAATAATTCTGGCACTGGGCCAGAGCAGCATTGAGCTGTCCGATGGCAAAATCACCCTGAAAAGCGGTGAATCCGTGGTGGAACTGGGGGCTGACTTTACAATTACCGCCGGCAAGGTTAAACATAAAGATAGGAATATCGGCGCCGATCATAAACATGGTGGCGTTGAGACCGGCGGCGGCCAAACGGGCGCTCCTGTTTGAGCTTGACAGTGTCAGGCTGGCACGCGCGCCGCCCAGCCTTTATTCTGCCTCTGAAACGGAGGCTAAAAATGGCAAATCCCCTCAAAGATTATGAAATCCTGACCGATGCCCTTTATGTGGCCGGCCGGCGCAACCCCGGCAAGGGCAAATTTATCCAGCTAAGCACAGCCGAGGCGCAATATCCGCTTATGCTCGGTCATATTGCCGTGGCAAAGAGCAAAAGGCCGTCTTTGCCGGCAAGAACAGCACAGGAATAGGTCATGCGTTGCGGCGTCTCGGCCAAAACAGGTCAGCTTATTTATGATTGGGAGCATTGCCTTCAGTCCATCGATAAATGCCTGACGACCCGCATTGGCAGCCGCGTTTTGCGCCGCCATTTGGGCGCCGATGTCCCTGCTTATATAGACGCAAACGGCGATGAAAACACCATTATGCATCTGTTTCAGGCGATCACACAGGCTTTGGACGACCCAGTCGGCGGTGAGCCGGGCTTCAGCCTGCAAAAAATTGAAATGGTGCAGGCTGGGCGAGATGGTGCCTATCACTTTGTCATGAACGGCATTTTCTACCCCAACGGCCATTTGGGCGACTGGTCGCTCAAGCAGGAAAAGGTGGCAATATGGCCGAATTAAACAGCAAACCGGAAATCATTGAAGAGCTGTCAGCAACAGCCTTGCTGGAGCGCAAAAAGGCCTTACTGCAAAGCCTTTATGACAAAAACGGCCTGCCTTTTAATGTTTCGGCGATTGCTTATGACCCGGCCAATATTCAGCTTGAAGTGAGCGTTTTCGATGAACTGCTTTTGCGCGCCCGGATAAATGACGCGGCCCGCGCCACTCTGCTTGCCTTTGCCACAGGCAGCAATCTGGACGCTTTGGGGGATTTTCACGGCGTTCTGCGCTTGCCAAATGAGACAGATGAAGCCTATCGCCGGCGCATAAGGCTGTTTGTCAGCGGCGCGCGCGGCGGCGGTACGGCTGATTATTACCGCTATCATGCCTTGTCGGCCAATAGTGCCGTAAAAGATGCCATTGTTTATCGCCAAGGCAAATCGCCGATAATTTATATTGCCGTCTTTGGGGATACAGCAGACGGTTCGGTTGGTGAACAGCTTTTGGCTGATATTGCTGCTTATATGCGTGATCCAAAAATCTGCATGACCAGCGATACGCTGGAAATTGTCTCGGCCGTGCGGATATTTGTGCCGGTCAAAGCTGAAATCTGGCTTTATCAGGCGGCACAGGCCAATGCGTCAGAGAGAGCGGCTGCCAATTTGCGCAGCCGCTGGCAGGATCGGCAGGCTTTGGGGCGGCCTTTGACGCAAAGCTTTATTATATCCAGTTTAATGATTGACGATGTGGCGCGCGTCCATTTGCAGGTGCCGGCAGAAGATATAGAGGCGGCGCCGAATGAGGCTATCGCAATAACCGATATAGAGCTTACCTTGCGAGGGTATGAATGAGCAATCGCAGCAAAAGTGTAAAGCGGTTTTGCGGCCGCGATTGCGGGGGTGGGAAATGAGCAATATTGGCCTTCTCACCTTTTACCGGCAAATTCCACTCGGTGGGAGATCTGCCTTGCCGATGCCTGCGCCTTCAGCCCGGTGGTGCATCAGTCTATAAGCGCCCTTACACGGCTGAAGTTTATTGACCGGCCAATAAGTATTTTGCCCTATTTACTTGATGAATACGGCCTGCAGGTACTTATCCCTTATATCCCGAATCTCTATGATTTGCTGGATAAAGCAGTGCCGTGGCAACGCAGCCGCGGCACAATCGCGGCCGTGCAAACCGGCTTGAGCTGGCTCGGCTATGCTGCTGAATATAGGCCGACGGCACCAAGCCGCAATTGGTGGAATGCGTATAGCCTGATTTTTATTCAGATCCCGGCGCCGACTGATCTGGAGCGTATCGAAGGCATTGTCAGCCTTTCCGAGTGCTTGCGTTCTGATTTCCGCCGCGGTGCCGGTACTTATGATGTGCCGGCTTTTGAGGGCGATGAGACAAAAATTGATAATGCCATTTTGGATTCTGACAGCGGCATTGCCCTGCGCCAGACTGTCTGGTCTTTCGGCCGCTGTCATGAATACGAACATATGCTGACTGAAGCAGAAGGCGTAGCGCTTGGCAACTGGATAGAGCCAAACAATACGGGCATAAAATGGGTTGATGCGCATTTTTTCTGGTCTACGGCTGAATATCCATGGGCCGATTATAATGAGAGCCAGCGGGCGCAAATCATGACCCAGTGGTTTGACCGGCGGCAAGCCTGGCTATGTTTCCGCGCCGGCGACATTATCATCGGTTACCGCGCTTGTCGCGCTTGCGCAGCGGCGCTGAATGGCGCCTATAATGCTTTTCAAAGTGCCTTTGAACCGGCATTACAAAGCAGTTGCGTTTACATAGAGGCGATGACCGGCTTTGGCGATGTGCAAAGTTCAATTTCCACCCCAGCCGATAATATTGCCCTCATTTTTAGCGCAAAACTTGCCCCTTCCGTCCCCGCCGGGCGGCTCTGGCTGGCGCCGGGAGAGCTGCTGGAAGGTGTAGAAATTGCCAAAAAGCCGATTGAGGCAGTCTTACGACGTTCGGTGCGCGAACAAATAAAAATAATCCTGAAAGTGTGACCAATGAATAAGAAACAGCCAAGAATAACTGCCATTAGCGCCACCCAACACAAAAGCGGCTTACCCGATGTCTATGATCGCGCCGAAGGCCGGAAAAACTGGCAGAGTGTGGTATTTGGCGGTCGCAATCGCTTTATTCAGGCAGCAGAACTGAATGAATCTCAAACCATTATGCGCGGCCGGCATAATCGCCTCGGCCGGCTGGTGGCAAAAGAAGGGGATCGGATAGAACGCGCCGATTGTTTGATTGATACAGAGACAGGCAGAGTTACTTTGCTGGCCGGCAAGATTTATGTTTCGGGGGATATTTTTCCTGTAGAAGAGGCCATTTTTGAAAATGTGCCTATGCAAGGTCGCGTAGAGCTGGGCGTGGCGCTGGAACGGCATTATTTGACAGCGGAGGAAGACCCAAACCTGCTAGGGCAAGTGCCCGGTAGTCTGGCCGAAGGTGAGCCAGGCGCCGCACGCGAGGTAGTGCGCTGCTATTGGTCATTCTCTGCCGATGGGCAGAGTGAATTTTACCCGGTTTATGTGCTGGCCGATGGCGTTGTGCTGGACAATAAAGGCCCTAGTCTGCTTGAGCCGGCTATGCAGGCTATCGCTACTTATGACCGCGCTCACGGCTCTTATGTAGTAAAGGGCTGCCGCGTAACCGGCCTTGGCCGTAATGGAAAAAATCAGGTTTTCTCTATCCAAGAGGGCGAAGCTAACATAAGCGGCTTTAAACGCACCCGCCGCGCCGCTTTTCGGCTGGAAGAAGAGGAAGACTGGAACGAAGCCGCCGTGCCGGGCGAAACCCACACTTATCCGGGTGGGGTGCAATACACATTTTCCACCGATAAATTCCCCATTGGGGTAATCAATTCTATCCTGCTGACCAAGGAAAAGACAGTCAGCCTCACGCGCGGTGCGGTTAAGCATGGGCAGGATAGTCTGCCCGATAATAGCGTCATCGCCTTGGTAGCTGTTAAACAGGGGGCTACTACATATAAGGAGAAGACGGATTATATCCGCACAGGTAATAGTGTGGACTGGGCGCCTTTGGGCGATGAACCGGCCTCTGGCAGCACTTATGAAGTAACTTATCGTTTTCGTGATGCGGTAAAGCCGGTGGCGCAAGACGCAAAAACAGTCACTGTCGCCGGCGGTGCGACAAATGGCGATATTATTATCAGTTATACCTTCAAAATGCCGCGCATTGACCGGATAGGCTTGCAGATTGACGGCGCGCCGATTTACATAAAGGGCCTTTCGGCAAAGGAATTCCCGGCGCCGCCTATTGTCCCGGAAGATGTGCTTTCACTGGCCACTATCACTAATGATTGGCTGGGCACTCCAATCGTTAAAAATGATGCTTACCGCTCGATCCCCTATGCCGATTTGCAACGCCTCGTTGATCGTGTGGGTGATATGGACAGACTGCTGCAGCTTGAGCGGTTAAGAAACGGCATTGATAGCCGCGAGCCGGTTGCGAAAAAAGGCATGTTTGTTGACCCGTTCCTAGATCAGACTTACCGCGATGCCGGGCAAGAGCAAACGGCAGCCGTGAGCGGCGGGGTAATGGAACTGCCGATTACCTCAAATTTTTACCAGCTGCCACTGGCCGCTCCTGTCACGCTCGCCTGGCAGGAAGAGGTGATAATCGCACAAGAGCAGATGACGGGTTGCACAAAAATCAACCCTTATGCCAATTTTACGCCGCTGCCGGCCGATCTGGCACTGATGCCGGCGGCGGATTTCTGGACACAATACCGCACTGATTGGGCAGGTGCCGTCACTAATGAATATTGGCAGGGCGGGCGCCGGCGCGGCCCGCTGCTGGAAAGCAGCAGCACAAGCGAGAATTTGGGCAGCCATACGGAACAAATCCAGTATCTTCGGCAAATAGAGCTGACCTTCACCCTGCGCGGCCTTGGGGCCGGCGAAATTCTGGATAGTCTGACCTTTGACGGCATTAGTGTGCTGCCTGGTGATTTGCCGCCGGCCGATGAAAATGGGCGGATACAGGGCAGCTTTACCATTCCCGCCAATATCCCCGCCGGCACGAAGGAAATTCTGGCAATATCGCGTTCCGGCACTAATGCCGGGGCTATGTGGACAGGGCAAGGCACAATAGAAGTCACCACTTTGCGACAGGTCACTACGGTGCGCCGGTGGCGGCGCATAAGCAGCGATCCGCAGGCGCAATTATTCTTGCCTGATATTCCGCGCCAAATTATCGGTGTGGATTTCCATATTTGCAAAATCGGCAATCAGGCCAATGGCTTGCTGGTGGAGCAAGTGAGTGTGGATAATGGCTATCCAACTACCGATATTCTGGCGCAGGCAAGCTTTCCAATGGCTAATGCCGCCACCGGCTGGGCAAAAGCGCGCTATAGCCTGCCTGTCACTACCGGCAATGACGGGCTTTCCGCTTTTGTCATCAAGACAGATGATAATGAGCATAGTGTTTCTTTTGCAAAACTGGGTGAATTTGACGCCGAGAAGCAGCAATGGGTGACCAGCCACCCTTATATTGTCGGCCCGCGCTTTTCTTCAGTTAATGCTGCCACATGGACGGCACATCAAGATGAGGCGCTGACGTTCCGCCTTGTCGCTGCCCGCTATAGCGAGACGCAAAAACTGGTGAATTTGGGTGAATTTGCCTTGGACGATGTCTCTGACATACAAATCCGCGCGGGGGTGGAGCTGCCATCAAGCGACTGCTCGGTAGTATTTGAAGTGGAGCGGCCAAGCGGTACGATTTACCAGCTTTTGCCTATGCAGGTGCTTCATCTGACGGAATATGTGAGCGAGACAATCAAAATCCGCGCAATTTTAAAAGGTACAGAGACGCTTTCACCTGTGCTTTATGCCCCGGTGGAGCTGGTGACGGGGCACATCGCCGAAAGCGCAACCTATATCAGCCGCGCTTTCGCTCTGGGTGAGAATGCGCGGATAGCCGCTTATATCAAAGCTTTTCTGCCCGGCGGCGCCGGGCTGGAAATGAATGTGAGTATTGATGGGGGCGGCTGGCAGGCGCTGGAGCTTGGTGATGTCGAGCAATTAAGCGAGCCGCTCTGGACTGAACGCAAATATGAGGCACAGTCCTTAAGCGGCCGGCAGGCACAGTTAAAACTCACCATTAAAGGCAGCCCGGCCGCGCGTATTTGTCTGGGTGATTTCGGCGCGGGCATTTTTTAAGGAGATTTTACATGGCAAAAACGCCGAATTACAATCTGGAACTGCCAGACGAAAAGCGGAATATTTCCGAGGAATTCCCCATTTTGCGGAAAAATGAGGAAAAAATTGACACGGAATTGAAAAAAAATGCCGATGCAATAGCCGGCAAGGCCGACAAGCAGCATAGCCATGCTATTGCCGATGTTACTGGCTTGCAGGCAGTATTGGACAAAAAGGCCGATGCTGATCAAAAGCTGAAGTTTGCCGATCTGGCCGATGTTGTGGGTTTCGATCTTGCCGCACTGGGCTATGTAGCCGTCAAAACCGACAAAGGCATTGAAATGCGCAGCCCGCAAGCGGCTATCGGCGATCACAAACACAATATAAGTGATATTACCGGCCTTGCTGCCCAGTTAGAAACTATCAAAACAGAGGCTGATCGGCGGAACCAGGATAATAAATGGTCGGGTAGCAACACCTATTTTGCATCCACCACTTTTAATGGGCCAGTAGTGGCCAACGGTGCAATAACATTTACGGGCGGGACTTTAGAATTGCGTTCCCAAAGTGGGGATTTAGCTTTTCTAAAAGTAATCGTATCCGATCCGGCAAGGCCAGGCGGCGGCCTGAAATTTTTTGATACGGGTAATAATCCCCTTTGCGAAATCTCATACGCCCCCGATAGTGGCGTGCGTGTTAATGTTAATGGCATCGGCGATATTTTCCGTATATTTAAAAACGGCGATATTGTCCTTATCGGCGGCGCAAAATTCGGCGTTAACGGCGATATTTACGCCCCCGCCATCTGGCGCGATAGATGGGGTGGGACAGGCGATGGTTATGCGTGGGCCGGAATAAACGCATATATAAACCGGGAATGTGTTAGAGAATTGCGGACAGGCGGATATTGGGAATATGGCGGGTATTCTTCCGGCGCCAGTACCGGTCGGCGGGAATTTATGCCTGGGGTTCTCACAATGACAGCGGCGGTGCAGTATCTCGATAGGGTGGGCGTTCGTGATCTGCTCTACAGGGTTGGCAATGATTGGCGGCAGCCGTGGATAGGATAAGAAAATGAAAAATTTTGGCAAATTTACTGCGCGGCAAGGAGACCCAGAAAAAGGGGAAGATGCCCGTTTTACTTATTATTACAATGATGGCGGCGTAGAATGGGACAAATTTTTTAAACTCCCAGAAAATAAAATGGCCTGGTATTTGGCTGTTGATGAAGCCAACGCTATTTGCTGCGCCGAAGAAGATGCACTGCTGGTGCGTAATGGCCGCTTTGTTGTGGTGGGCCTTGACAGTATCGCCCCTTATACAAATTCTGAAGGCGGCTATATTTACGGCTGCCTCATTGATTTTGCCACAGGGGAAATTCTGCCCCCGCCGCTGCGCCCGTTGACGGCTATGCAAATCCGGTTATGGCTGCTGCAGAGAGGCAAAACAGATGCTGACGTGCTGGCTGTTATGGCTACCCTTAAAAGTCCGTTGCGTGAGCAGGCGGAGATAAAGTGGCAATATGCCACGAGTTTTGAACGCAAAAGCCAATTTATCGTAGATCTAGCAGAGGCTATGGAATGGTCAGACGATTGGCTGGACGCAGAATGGCGCAAAGCGTCACTCATTACATAGCGGTGTTTACAAGCTTGTTATAGATAGCGCGTGATAAATAGCGATAAAGCGGGGCAGTATAGTGATAAATATAATTGCCGCCCCACTGATGCTCGTCCGCCATTATCAGCCGATCCCTTGCTATGGCAATTTTTTTGATATAGCGTGGGGTCAGGCGGTAGAGCAGCCACAGCCACATTGCATCTTTTAGGCAATGCGGCATTTTGCTGTATAGATATTTTCCTTTTTCATCGCGTTGGGCAGGATAAACACAGGCCAGAAAAATGGGCACTTGTTTCTCTTTAGCTATAGCAATAAGCGCTTTGACGCCGTGCCGCCACCACAATAAGCGGCGGAACCCGTGCATTTTAAACTTTCGCGCGTTTTGCCATTTTTTGACCCCGAGAAACCGCGTAGCATCGCTAAGCGTTGCGATTGCACCCTCTCCGAATAAGAGAGCAAAACGCTCATCTACATAGTCGATAATTATGGCTTCATAGTCATTATTTCGCAAAATTTCCCGGGTCTGTTTGCGCATATCCCGCATCACGCATTTCTTGAAAAAATTGCCGCCTATTTTTTCTATTTGCTCATCGCTGGCGCCGAGAAAGGGCTTTTTGGCAAAAGCGCTGCCCATTGCTGATCCAGAAATATACGTGACGATTTCTATATCATTTTTTTTGAATTCAAGAGCATCGCGAATCACGCAGCTACCAAATACTATCACCCGCTTTTTCATTGTTCCCCCAGCCGCCATGATTATTTCGATGCGCCGAATTTATCGATATAATCGGAAATCCGCGGTACACAGAGCTTCCGTATTTCTGCGTTATAAAACTGTCCGGCCGGTTCATCAATACCACAAATCGCTTCCGCTTCCGGTCGGTGAGCCTCCCTGTTTTGATTCATAGCCGGCGTCAGACGAGCAAAATAATCCTGCATATAGGGCAGACATTTTTGCCGCTCTGGGTTAGCATGCACAGCGGGGAGAGCATGGTTAAAACCGCAAACCATATCATTTTGATATTCATTATATTTTTGTATATTGAATGTTTGCGCTCCTGCCACACCCATCATGCCAAATAAAGCAGCAGTGGCCAGCAAGATTTTCCGCATAATGTCTCCCCTCTTACAAGCGATTTCGGCTGCATGACAGTGTCAAGCTGACACACTTTGCCGGCAACTATTATCTTGGCTCCAAGATAATGGAGATTCTTGCAAATGGCAAACTTTAATCATGGGGTGCAGATAATTGATGAAAGCGAGGGGGTGCGCGCCCTGGCTGAAGCGGGGCAAACAAGCATAGGCGCTGTGATTACCGCGCCCGCCGCTGACGCAAAACTGTTCCCCCTTGATGAGCCTGTTGCTTTTTTTACCCATGAACTGGATAAAGTCGCGGCGCTGGGCGCAAGCGGCACCGGGCTTGATATTGTCAACGCCGTGAAAGCGCAGGGGATTGAAGGCAGCCTTGTTTTTGTGCGTGTGGAAGAAAAAGATACGCCGGAAGCCACACGGGCGGCTATTATCGGCTCCGCTGCTTCAAATACCGGGGTGCACGCACTGGAGCAGGCTTTTGGTCATACAGGGGTTGAACCGGGTATTATTATGGCGCCGGGCTGGACAGGCGGGCGGCTGGAAGGTGCCAAAAACGCTGTGGCCGATGCCTTGGAACAGGTTGCCAAAAAGCTGAAATCTATCGCTGTGATTGATACTGGCGGGGCAAATAAAGAAGAAAGCATTGAGTACCGCAAGGATTTTTCCTCCCGCTGGACATATTTAATCGATCCCTATGTGCGCGTGGCCGCCGGCGAAGAGATCGTAATCAAGCCGGCCGCGCCTTATGCCGGCGCAATGTTTTTGCTGCGCGACAAGACCAAAGGCGGCGTTTACTGGTCTCCTTCTAACCAAGATGTTTCCGGTATTTTGGGCACTGCGCGGCCAATCAGCTATTTTGATGGTGAGACGGATCACGAAGCAAATATGCTGAACCAGAATGCTATTGCTACTTTTATCCCCAGTCAGGTGGCGCAATCTGCTACCGGCCAGATTTTGGCCAATGGCCGCATTTTATGGGGCAACAGAACGACATCTGATGATCCAATGTGGGCATTTGTCAATGTGGTGCGCATTCGCACCGCTATTGAAAAGACCATTGCCCGCCAGTTGCGGCCTTGGGCAGTTGATCAGAATATGACGCCGCAGAATGTTATTGCCGTTATGCGCTCTATCCAGTCATTCCTTGATGATCTGGTAGTTCGGCAAGCCCTTTTGGGCGGGCGCGTCTGGTTTGACCGCGAGCAGAACAGCAATGCCAATTTGCGCGCCGGGCAGATTAAGGTGGAGTTTGACGCAGAGGAAGTGCCGCCGATGGAAAGTATTATTGTCGGCAGCCGGCGCAATGAAGAATATTTTGAAAACCTCGCCAATAATATCCGCTACGGCTCCACCTATCAATTCGGCAATACAGTCGGCAATTATATTAACGGCAGCTATTAAAAGTTGCCGTCCTATCCCCGGCTGTGCTTTCTTAACAGCCAAAAAAGAAAAGGGTTCCCCTCATGTCTTTACGCATAATCAGAGGCTGCACATTGATTGTTAATGATGATGCCAATCTGTTTCTAAACATTGACACGCTCAAACTGCCCTCGCTGGAAGAAACGACAGAAACTTTCCAGCCGGCGGGTAGTGATATGGAAGTGGATATTGCCGGGCTGGGTGTGAAAGCCTTTACCCTGCAAATGAAGCTGAAATCCCATTCTTCCGGCATTGTCGGCCTGTTTGGCGGCGCCCCCGGGCACCGCGATCATTTTACCGGCAAAAAATATATTGTTGACGAAGAGACGGGCCAGGAACATGAGCACGCTATTGATGTGACCGGCCGCTTCACAAAAATTGATGTAGAGGAAATGGCCGGCGGTAAAGCCAGCGGCTATGATCACGAAATCAAGTCCATTTTTGAATATACAGAATTCTGGGACGGCAAGGTGCTGCATCGCTTTTCCTTCAAGCGCGGCGGCTGGCTGATCCGTGGCGGTAATGAAATAGGTGTGCGCCGGCGGCAGATTTTGGGCATTTAAACAGCCTTCAAAAGCGGTTTGAAACAGGTTTTAACGCATTTTGAAACAGGTCAGGCAAAATGGCGACTTTGAAAAAAACAATAGACATTGAACTGCAAATGCCCATTGAAACTGAAGCAGACGGCCAAAAAACAGAATTGACCCGGCTTACCTTACATCGGCCCACCCTCAAACAGGCCAAGGATTTGGCCGCTATTGGCGGTAAAGAACTGGTCAAAGTGATAACCGGAGAAATGCGCCGCGGCGACAGTGAGCTGGATATTGAACGAGCGATAGAGCAAATGGCCGATACGCTACTCAATAAAGACAGCCTGGACGGGCTGACGCAGGTGCTGGCCGAAATGGCCTGTCAAAAAGCAGAGGTGATTGATAGGCTTGACTGGTTGGATATTGTTGCTGTGCTGAAAGCGTTTGCTGATTTTTTTCCCAAACTCCGGCCGGCAGCGCCCGCCGCATAGGTGCGGAACTTGCTTATTATTATAAATGGCCGCCGCATATTGTTGATGAGTTACCTTGGCTGGACGCGCTTATCTGGCGGCAGGAACTGATTGCCATAAAAATGGCCGAAAGTGGCTTGCCGGGTGAAGAGGAATGACAAATGGAAGTCTCCCTTGTCCTGCGTTTGGTTGACAAGATGCAGGAAGGCCTGCAATCCGCCAAGCAGAAGCTGAAAGATTTTGGCGACACTGTCGAGAAAGCCATTAGCGGCGAGGAAGCCGCAAAAAATCTTGGAAAAATCGGGCAAGAAGCAGAAAAAGCTTTCGATAAGGCTGGCCAGGCAGCGCGCAAAGCAGCCGAGCCTGTCGGCAATTTTTCCAAGGAAACGGGACGCTTTTTTAATGAAGCCGGTCAGGCTGTCGGCAGCTTTAGCGATACTGTAGAGGGAAGTTACCGGCGGACAAACGGGGTTTTTGCGCGTATGCGCAATAATATCCGTGATGCGTTTATTGAGTTTCGAGAAGAAACGACAGAATTTGACGACTGGGCGATAAAAGGCCGTTTTGGCGCCAAAAATCTGGAAAAGAAACTGCAAACCCTGTCGGCCGCTGCCAGAGAGGCGCGCGGCGAGTTTTTAAAGACAGCAGCGGCTGCCGCGCCATTATTGGCGACAATCAAACAAGCCGCCAATTTTGACCAGACAGTCAAGGAGTTTGAGAAAGTCACCACCAATATGGGGCAGGAACGGCTTGACCAGCTCAAAGCCTTTGCCCTGTCAACCTCGCAGGAAGTGGCTTTTTCCGCCGAACAGATTTTGCTGCTGATGAAGGCCGCGGTACAAAACGGCATACCGGACGAGGATTTGGAGCGTTTTTCCCTGTTTGCCGCCCGCGCCGGTATAGCTTTTGATATGGCCGCTGATGATGTTGGCACGGCTCTCATAAAAATGAAAAACTCTTTTGCCAAGAATGGCATAAAAATGACAGAAGAGGAAATTGAAGACCTCGCAAATGCCTTCAATTACCTGTCCAATAATACGGCTTCCACGGCCAAAGAGCTGGTTGATTTCACCCAGCGAGCCGCAAGTGTCAGCGGCACCATGAAAATGTCGGCGCCGACTATTGCTGCTGTCGGCGCCGCACTGATTTCTACTGGAATGCCGGCCGAGGTGGCGGGTACCGCTTTCGGCACTTTGGGCGCGCGCATTATGGCCGGTAGCAAGCCGGTAAGGCGTGGATTTGAAACGCTCGGCATTGACCGGGAGCAGTTTATCAAGGATTTTGCCAAAGACGAGCAAGGCACTTTAATCAAACTTTTTGCCGCAATCAAAGCAAAAGGCGATGTGGGGCAAGAGGCGTTGATCGGCATTGCCGGCGGCCAGCAATTCAAAAATCTGGCCAAATTGACGCCGGAAGCCTTGATTGAGGCCTTTGCCGCCATCAATGACAAAGCGGCGCGGACAGACAGTGTTTTGATTGAGGCAAACCGGCAAATGAGCGGCGCCGAAATGCAATTCAAATTGTTGCAAAACCAGCTTAAGGCGCTGTCTATCACTATTGGCAATGAGCTGTTGCCGCCTGTGCTGGAACTTACCAAATCAGTGGGTGGAGCGGTTAAGGCACTTACCGGCTGGATGCACACTCACCCGCAACTGACTTCCGTCATTGTTAAAACTGTCGCCGCTTTGCTGACCTTTAATGTCGCTTTGAAAGCGCTTAAATGGCTGGTGGCAGCCGGCAATCTTGGCCTGTGGCGTATTGCTGCTGATTTCTGGACATTTGATAAAGCCGGGCGGAATATCGCCAAAAGGAGCGGTTTACTGGCCCGCTCATTTGGCATTATCCGGGGCGGGATTGGCCTGCTTGCCGGCGGCAGCGGCATATTAGGCGGCATGGCCACTGCTCTTACCGGCTATGGCGCCGCCGCCGGCAAAGCGGCCGCCGGCAATCGCAATATGCAGAGCAGCCTGCGCGGCCTAAAGGCAACGCTGTCCAGCCCGCTCTTAAAGGGCGGCTTGATGTTCGGTGCCGGTCTGGGCGTAAATATTGCCAATGACTTTCTGCAGGCTTCCACCGCGCCGGATAGATGGAAGAATCTCGGCAATTTATTTGCTGATGCCGCTAATGGGGCAATGTTAGGCTTTATTGTCGGCGGGCCGCTGGGGGCGGCAATTGGCGGGATTATTTCTACTGTCTGGGGCGCAATAGAGAGGGATAGTAAAACACCGATAGCCAATATTGACGGCAAAATGGCAAGCGGCATGGCTGATCGCGAATATGCCGAAGTATCCGAGGCTTTGAGAACGGATAGACCCCGCGCGGCGGCGATTTTACGCAAATATTTTGATGAGGAAGACACTGATAAGCTGGTTAAGAATGGCAGCATACCGGCCGGCGCTGCAACAAAGAAATTCCTTGAGCGTTCAGAAAAGCGGCAAAAAGGCAAATTGGAAGAGTTTGTCGGCAAAGGCGGCAAGCTTGCCTTGAACAAAAAAGACGCCGCCAATCGCGGTTATGATCTGAATGACCCAAACCTTATTTATGTAGGCCCTATGCAGGGTGAGCAGACGGAATTGGGCAAAAAACTCGGCCTACGCGGAGCAGATATTGATGCTGCCATAGCGTCTTTGCCGTCTAAACAGGCAGCAGCGGCGGCCGAACCCGCTGACATTGAAGATTTGCCGCCTATTATAGCGCCTGGGCAAATACCAATCCCGACAGCTAAGCCGGCCGATACCGGCGCAATTACCAATAGTAATAATACCATCAATCAGACAGTCACTGTTACCATAAATGGCGCCATGGATCCGCAGGCCGTGGGCAAGGCGGTTGAGGCGCAATTGCGCAATGCCGCGGCCGCGGCATTGCATGGGGGCGGGCAATGAGCAATCGCAGCAAAAGTGTAAAGCGGTTTTGCGGCCGCGATTGCGGGGGTAAGAAGTGAGCAATGTATTGATGATGTTAGGGCCGCATATGTTCACCATTACGGCCTTGTCGTTTCAAAAATTGTCGGAAGAATTTTCGGCCGAATGGGCGGTAATGCCGCATTTTGGTGCCTCGCCCGGCCTGCAATTCACCGGTTTCGGCGAGGATACAAAGACAATATCCGGCGTTCTATTTCCGCAAGAATTTGATAATCGCATTTACATTGATGCCGTCACCGCCACAATCCGCGCCGCGATTGCCGTGCCTTTTATCAGCTGGGCCAGCGGTCTGGCTATGGCGGCGACAATACATGGCCGGGTGGTGATAAAAAGCATCAAGAAAGACCATGACTATATTAACCGCTACGGTCAGCCGGGGCGGATTACCTATTCTATCGATATCCAGCCGTTTATTGACGGCGGCAAGCCGCTGGGGCAATGGCAATGATTCTACCGGCGGCGCAAATACGGGTGGCAAGTGATGATGTGAGCGTGGATTTGCTCGCTTTCCGCCATGCTCTGGCGGTTTTGGGTGATCGGCAGCAAGCCGGGCAGATAAAGGGCTTTACCGAAGCAATATTGGAAGCTAATCGCGGCCTGGCCGATCATGGACTTTTTATCAAGCGCGGCACCCTGGTGATATTGCCCGAATTTGAGGTGAAAAATAAGACAAAGCGCATTATGCGTTTGTGGGATTAGCCATGCGTTATAAGCCATTTATTCGTGTCAATATAGGCGATAATCCGGTTAATGATATTTTTTATCAACGTCTGATGCGCGCCACAATTACCGATAATGCCGGCAATCAAGCCGATACATTTGAGGCTGTTTTTAATGATGCCGGCAATGATCTTGAATTGCCTCAAAAAGACGATCCTATCAGCGTCACTTTCGGCTATCTGGACGATTACAGTCAGGTCATGGGCAAATTTGTGGTGGAAACAGTCTCTGCCAGTGGCGGCCGCAGCGGTGAGCAAATCCGTATTTGCGGCCATTCGGCCGATATGCGCAAGGATATTAAAGAGGAAGGCAGCGAGCATTACGACAATATGGATATCGGCGCCATAGTAGGCAAAATCTCCCAAAGATATGGATATGAGGCAAAAATCAGCGAAGAGCTGGCCAGCATTAAACTGCCCTATATTGCCCGTATTAACCAGTCGCCGATTGATTTCCTCACCCGTTTGGCTGATCGAGTGCGCGGCACTTTTTTGGTTAAAGATGGCAAATTCCTCTTTCTGCAGCGCGGCCAATTACCGGCTATTACAATCGCCAAATCCGATTGCAGTGAATGGGATTTGGGGGTAGCACCGCGCGGACGCTATGGAGAGGTGCAGGCTGATTATTTTGACCGATCAAGCGGCAAAAAATGCACTTGTAGTCATAAAACCGGCCTTGCCGGCCCTGCGCGCCGCTTGCGCATTTGCTATTCCACCAAAGAAGAGGCAGAGGCTGCCTGCGCGTCTGAAGGCGACAGGCTTTGCCGTTCTACAGGTAATGGCTCTATTACCCTTGCCGGCAATCCGGCCATTATGGCGGATCAGCCGCTTGAGCTGACCGGGTTCCGGCTGGAGCTTAACGGCCTCTGGCGCGCCGGCACAGTGACCCACACTTATGATCGTTCAGGCTATTGGACAGAGATTTCCTTTGAAGCGCCGGAAGATGGTAAAGGTCAGAAAGCCGAAAAAAGTGAGTGAGAAAAAAAGTCGGCCGGGCGAGCTTTTCGCCCGCCAGCGGGGCAGCCAACGAAGCAATCCCCGCCCGATGTGCAAGTGCTTAACATCGCGGCCGTCTATCACCAGTGACTGATGATGGCCCGCTTTTAAGCAGGATTTATTGATAAATGGTTATGACACATGAACTAACGCCTGTTGCGCCATGCAATCCGCCGGCACCGTATATTGGCGGCAAAAAGCTTCTCGCCAAAAATCTGGCTGCGCGCATTGCTGCGGTGCCGCACACTGCTTATGCTGAAGCATTTGTCGGCACAGCTTGAGGAGCTGCTTTTCTATACCGAAAGAGAAAACAGCCCGGAGAAAATCCGCTATATTCTGGACAGGATTGAAATTTTGAAAGCCTGCCTGCACAGCCAAATGGCAAGGCAGGAACAAGCCGATTGATTGCGGCATTGCAATGAAAGAGGCGCTTATTGCGCCTCTTTTTTATTCATAAAGCTGTTTAGAAGCCCGACCGCTTCTTCATGTCGCGCTTTCGTCCTGTCCATCGCCCGCTCATTATCGGCGGTTGCGGCGCATTCATTATAGCGGTGTGCCGCCCGGCGCGTCCGATCAAACGACCAATTAACAAAGTCCTGCGCATCATCTGCATTTTTGACCATATCAGCAGTCATGCCCTGCCAGTCTCTCAAGCCCGCCTCAATAGCCGCGCAGGCAAGGGCTATGCTGTGAGGTATAGGCACGGGAGATCCGCCCTCTAAGCGTGTTCCTCTTTCATAATTTTGCAAAGCAACCCGCGATATTCCTAGCATTTCTGCCGCTTTTTGCTGGGTTAGCCCCATAATATCACGCCAAAGCTTGATTTCTGCGTTATTCAT